AATAAAACCAATTGACCTAAAAGTACATTTAAACAAATCTTCAATTAGTACTTCAATGCAAAGCATACTTTCTGCCATTGATGGAACAGCAATTAAAGCCAAAATAAAAGCTCAGGAAATGGGCCGTGAAATGGGTGCAGCATTGTCAAGTGGGCTGAAAGATTTAGCAACGGAAGGATTGACGCAATTGGGCACTTTTTTAGGCGATTCCTTAACTGCTGGCACAATGATGAATGATCAGTTAAAACAAACTGAAAATCATTATAATAAAATGATTCAAGCGGCACAAGGTAATGCAGATGAAATAGCAAGAATAGAACAAGAAAAAGCTCAAAAAGTAGCTGAAATACAAGAATCATTTTCTTTTGATAATAGAGCCAAAGACTTTGGAAGGGGGCTGCTTGATTCCATCGGTAAGTTTATGGGCCAATTTGGTGAAGCAATGATCTCAATGGGTATTGCACAGACTGCATTGGGTACTGCAATATCATTAGGGCCAGCAGGGGCACCACTTGCTATTGCTGGCGGTATTGCATTGGTTGCAGCGGGTGCGGCAATATCAAACCTAAGTAAAAAGGGTATTGGCGGCTCAGACACTGCACCAAGCACGTCACAAATTGGTGGAATGAATGACTTTGGCAGCCAAGCAGGGCAAATGAGTAGTATGATGTTAGAAACAAGGGTGAGTGGTAGAGATTTAATTTTGGTGACTGAAAGAGAAAAGTCATTTGTGAGATAATATGAGCAACATAATATTTGAAAGTACATTTAAAAGTTTAGCTGGTGAAGATTACCGTGTTCGATTATATGGCAAAAACTATGTTGGGTTATATGCGGAAATCATTGGTGGGGCAGGGAATGTGTTTTATGTCAAAGGTGATTGGCGTGATTTCTTGCAAGTTGGTCAAAGTGTAAACTTTGGAGGTAATACGGGAGCCATTGTTGCGGCATATAAAGCACGTGTTTTGGCAGATGGTGGCATATTTGAGAATGAACAATGTTTATTTGATTTTTTAAGCAATGCAACCGTTGTTTCATTTACTTACAACGTCGCACAAAACAGAACCGAAATCACACTGAATGTTGAATATGTTTCCCAAACAATCATTCAAAATGATGTGTATGATTCAAACAGTTTTTTACCTAATTTCAAGCCAGTTATAATTGATCTTTCAACTGAGTATAAAAATACTGAAGAATATTTATTAAGCCCATTGATGACATCCAGCACAGATTTGATTTATGCGAATGTTGAGGAGGATAGAACTGGTGTTGATACTGCTTTTTTTGATAGATTTATTGATTTGTATTTACAAAGTGATGATGATGAGTTAAGGGTAACAATTGAAAGGGATGTAAGCGGTTACAGATTGGAATGGGCTGGTAATTTGGTGATGGATTTGATTGAATGGGATAACGAGAGCAGCCCAAGGCAGTATGTTTTTAGGGCCATAGATGGCATTGACAGAATAAAAGACATACCATATGATGGTGACTTAGCCAGTTTGCAAAACAAAAAAATCAAAGATATTGTCATTGATGTTTTAGCACTTAATGGGTTGCATGAGTTTTGGGGTGATGGTGAAATATACATACGTGATACAATAGAATATAAATCAGTTGATGTGTTGGGGGTAAACGCATCTGACAGCCCGCTTGACTATTCTTACATATATGAAAACCTACTGATTGAACCAGATGGTGAAGTTGGAGATGCTTATGAGTTTAGAAGTGGATATGATATATTGAGTGGGTTGATGGAATTATTTTCAGCAAGATTAATACACACAAATGGGTATTATTACATTCAGCAAATAAGAAACTATGACACAACAGCAATAACCACAAGAGACTATTTGAAAAATGGCACATACAATGCCAGAACATATACCCACAGCAATAGTGGGATGAGGGTTTTAAGTGATGGCAAGTTTGGTTATGCATATGGCATCAAGCGAGCATTAATGAAAAGTGAACGCAAAGATGAAATATCTATTTTAAACAGTAGCATATATAACACTGTTTATGCAGACTTTGATCCTACATCAACCGGGGAGTTGGTTCTTAATCCACCAATCAATGACAATATTGGCAACATAGAAGGTGGGTTAGCTGCCAATCAATTTATAACTTTGATTGCACCAATTAGAACATCACAAACCAACTTGGTTGATATGGATTTTGAAATAAGATTCTCAGTCACAGATGCCACAAACAATAGATTTTTGAAGGGTTCGGATACTGTTGCACCTTATTGGGGTAGTGGGTCTTTTGTTTTAGCTGATCAATATTATTCAAAAACATTGAGTTTAAAAGGTGGGGTTTTGCCAAGAACTGAGTATGTCACAATGACAACCCCAGTGATACCATACGAACTTGAAGATGTAAACATTTCTGTTGAAATACATATTCTAAACACAAGGAAAACTGTTGGTAGTGTTCAGCAAATATTCAATATTATTGGTTTGGCAGTTTTAATACCCAACCCGATTGGTGAAAATTTAGAAACCATTTATGTAGACAATCAAAATGTAAAGTTTACAAAAGATTTGGACCTTGGGAATTTAATAATAAATGAAGCAACATCAAGGGTGCAAATAAACAACATCAGTGTTGATGCAAATTACAATGGTGGCGCAGTTGATTATGTTGTTGGGGGGGATTGGGATGCAGACTTTGATGCTAATTATGGCTTAACCACATCAAGAGTGCTGGAAGCAATGAGCATCCAATATAAACCATTAAAAAAATATATAGGTTCATTTGAAGGCAAGTATTACCCATTTGAAACAATACCATATGATAATTCAGTATTTGCAACAAAGCAAGTTGCAATAAATTATTTAGCTGATGAGGTTAGCGGTGAATGGTTTGAAGTTTTAACGTCAAGAGTTGGGCTGGAATCAAATGTAATTGGCTTGGGTGATGATAGGGGCAATAATGATCTTGGTGATACATTCACAGTGCCACAAAATCAATCTGTTGGTGTTGGGATTTTAAGGGGTGATTTAACACCGTTAATTGGTATTACTCAAATTACAATTGACAGCACTGGCGATATTAAAATAGGCGATAAAATACAGTTTGTAAATAATTTGGGGTATGTTTACTTAGAAGTTATTTCAGCACAAAATCTTGACACAGCAGGCGATGATGTGACATTGGATGTTGAAAGTTTTGATTTATTTGTTCCAATACCAAGTGGCACACGTTTAATTTACGGGTACAAAAAGGTAGATTACGCAGAACGTGTGCGGGCCAAATTGTTCCAAATGGAAGGCAGTGCATTAGCACCAACATCCGAAGGGGGTGGTGATTATTTCCAAAATGGCGAATTTATGTTTCACGAATCTTACTTGTACTGGCGTGATGGTAATGGGAATTACCACAGATTGCAAGGTAACTCACACCACCCAGGATAATGCCAACAATGCCAAAGCGGGTGCATTCAATTAAGGAGTACAACCCAAGAAAAGAAAAACAAAATTGGTTGAAAAACCAAGAGGATTTGAAGTTTTACAATACGCAAGCGTGGCGAAAATTGTCATTGGCCTATAAGATGAAACACCCGGTGTGTGAGGTTGATGAATGCACACAGCCATCATACTACACTGACCACATTATACCGGTTGCCGATGGGGGTGATAAATGGGACCCCGACAATTTTCAAGCACTTTGCAAAAGTTGCAATGGTTCAAAAACTGCAAAACAAATAAAAAGGTAAAAAATATTACACATCATTTTTTTGCGCATTCATCATATTTGCACTAATGATAGGGGATGCCGTATACACATTACTAAACGTTTCAAGTGTTACCGATTTGGTGTCACAATTGAACTACGGCATTGCAGCACAAAAGGATTTGTTTCCGCGTGTAATAATTACCGAAAGTGGTACGCCGGAAAACTTCAAAGATGGTTATTCAATTATCAACCACGATGTTGAAATAAATATTTACGCATCCAAAGGCAAAGACGGCAACGCGGGGTTTTTGGAAGCTTCAAACATTGCTGATGCTATTGAAACAACACTTTACAGATATAAGGGTGTTGTAAAC